AGCGACGACGTAACGGACGTCGACGTCGAATGGGACGTCCACGATTGGGTCGAACTGAGCGACGAACTGGACAACATGGGGCGGGCTTCCTATCGCGCGACGAACATCGCGCCCCGCCCCGACCGGGCGAGGCGCCAAATCATTCCAACAAGCGAATCCCGGTTATGCGGGCGGCGCGTCGTCGCATCGCAATTTCGCTTCCATAACGAACCGCCATTGTTTGTCAGGCAACGCCGTCAATTCCGCCGGGGCGGTAACGCCGCCGATGACCTCGACGTCGACCAACGCGGCGCGCAATTGGGTCAACAGATCCAACCGGGCGGCGTCCGACAAATCGGGGTTCAACAGCGCCGATTTGAACAATTGCCGGGATTCGTCCGACAACGGCGCGTTCAACAATAGGTAGCAAATGGCGGGCGTTTTGGACGCGTCGTCGACGATTTGCGTATCGCGAATCGACGTTCCGGATGCGTTCCACGCCTTCAATAACGCTTGCGTTTGATCGATTGAATTTATCCAATTCGGCATTTTTTCAACCCTTACAGATTCATTTCGTTAGATAACCAACGGAACCGCGACCGGTCCCGCGACAATGCAAACATTTCGTCGCCGGTTTCCCGGACGACGCTTTGACGGTTCCCGATCCGCCGCAATGCGGGCATTTGCCCGGCTTTGATTTGTCGGCGGTTTGGTTTGTCGTTTTCATCGTATCGACCCCTGAAAAAAAAGGGCCGATCGCCAAGGCGTTGCCGCCCCGGCGCCCGGCCCCCGCCTGGGCGGGTGCGCAACACAACGCACCGCTTTGACCCCTCTATGCGTTTTGTTCCAATCGTTCTAACCAACCGGGCACTTCGTCGACGTATCGCGGGCGGCGACCGTTGTTCCATACGTCGTAATACTCGCGACCCGGCAACGTATCGATTTCCTCCTTGGTTGGCAAACGACCGGATACGACTTCGATTTGTTCGGCGTCCATTTTGCGATGTAATTCGTACAGCAATGTGACCAACAAATCGTCGTTCAATTGCAATCGGTTTTCCGGTACCGGTTTGAACGGAACACCTTTGTAAAACGATTTCGCGCGACGCGCGACGGCGTTCACGCGTTCCAACAAATCGGCGTCGTCGTCCAATGGGTCGAATAATACGGCGACCATGTTTTGCGGTTCGACCCGTAACCGCATGCCCGGAATGTCCGGCATGGACGACATAGTTTGGCCAATGTCGCGGCCGCCCGTCGGTCGTTGGTGTAACCGCGTAATGGACCACGCGCCGCGAATCGGTCGGATTCGAAAACAACCAAGTGAATGATTGCGGCAATAATTGTCGCCGAATTCGACGACGAACGGTTGGATTCGCGGGACCGGTTCGGCCGATGGTTCGACCGGGTTGTCGCCGCGAGGCGGGGCGGTTGTTTGATCTTTACGTGGTCGCCCCCGACCGCGTTTCGGTTGATCGGACATCGTTCGTTGTGTTGCTCCCCATCAAATAAAATCCCAGGCGTTTACAAAAAATACGTCCCGTCGGTCGGCAGGGCGGGTCATGGCCCTTTCGGGTCTGGGGCCCGCCCCGCCAAGGACGCGATACGATCATTTCAATCGATTACGATTGCGCGTCGGCCATGACGGCGGCGGCGCTGCCATCCTCTAATTGACCGCCGTATCGGGCGCGGGCCGTAATCAATAGCAAATTGTTGCGGACCAATTCTTTGCCTTCGGTTGTCACTTTGACCGTCAAACCAAGGCGGCGATACATTCGGTATCGGCCCCAATTGACGAACAAAATTTGCCGGTTCGTAAAGAATTCGCCGACGCCGTACGGGTGCCCGAGCAACATATAGTCCTCGTGCGTCATGCCGAATACGCGGCGGGCGTCGGTCGTTCCGACCGCGATGCCCCGGGCCCGCGAATACGACGTTTCCGTACCGGCAAACGTTTGACGGTTGGCCGGATAGCCTTGTTTGTAATTTTTGGCGACGCCAAACAACAAACCTTCGTAATCGCCAACCGTCGGGGGACCGCCCGCGCCGTTGGCGGCGTTGACGGTTGTCGTCCCGGTTGCGTTGGTAATCCCTTCGGGTTCGGTAGTTCCGTCGCCGACACAAACTTGTTCGTCCAACCATGCCAAGAGAACTTGGCCGTATTGGGCGGAAACGATCCCGGCAACGTCGACTGGCGAATCGGAAAGGAAATCGAGGCCGATTTCGATCGATCCGTTGGCGACGAAAATGTCGGTATTGAATTCCGCGATAAACGACGCCGTCGAAAACAGCGGAATCGCCGTTCCGTCGGCCCCGCCGGATGTCAACGTCACGTTGCCGATGGTCCCGCCTTCGATCCGGCGTCCCTGCGTAATATTGACGGTATTGACGCGGGGATAGAATTCGCCGAACAACAGCGGGGTTTGGATGATCGCGTCGTCGAAAACGATCGGCGCGATTTCAACGCCGCCGGACGTTACGTCGTCCAATACGGCCTTGATTTCCATTTCGGTCAACCGGCGATCCTTGACGCCGATGGCGCCTTGGTCTTCGATCCCTTCGCCGCGAATGACGCCGCCCCATTTCATTTCGCGCAGCGCGTATTGGATCAAATCGCGGTCATGTTCGGTCATGCGCATACATTGCGGGATTCCGGCGTCGGAACCTTTTTCGCAACGGATGCACCATTTGATGTACGCGCCGCCGATCGCCTGATCCAAATCGGAAGGCGTATCGATGAATCGTTTTTTGCCGTTCGCGTTCCCTTCAAAAACGCGTTGGCCGCCGAACGGATGCACGACGCCTTTCGTCGTCACGTCCGGATATCGCAATTCGGTTCGACTGGCGTCGTACCGTTCATGGGCGCCGATGACATCGACGACCGGCGCGCCGGATTGTTCGGCCCCGGAACCGGCGAACATTTTGTTGAACGTCGAAACCGTGTCCTTGCGTTCGGTCGTTTCTTCGGTTTCGTTGTTCGACGGAACCGTCGGCGTTTCGGTCGCGCGGGTTTCGATGGCATCGATGCGATCGTTGGTCTTTTTGACCGCATCCAGAACCTCGTCCATTTTGGCGGAAAACGCATCGGCCCGTTCGACGTCGGGGTCTTTGGTCAATTCGACAAATTTGTCATTTGTCAACGTTCCATTGGCCAACGCCATACCGGCCGCATTGCGGAATTCGTCGTCGTCCGCGTCGGCTTTCGCCAACCCGTTGTCGACCAACCATTTTTTCAATGCTTCGGTGAGTTTCATTTTTTTTGCTCCAAAAAACTGATAATGGCCGACGTCGGCCGTTGCGTTCAATTGCCGCCGATGGCGGCCCGATATGCCGACGCCCGTCGGTCAGATTCGGCGACCGAAAACCGGGCGTTTATGGCGTCCTGCATACGTTGTAATTGGTCGTCGGTCGCATTGGCTAACATGTAAGCGAACGCGTCAACGAACGTCAGCGACGACGTCTGTTTGCCCTCGTCGTCGCCGTCGTCGGGTTTGGGTTTCGGTTTCGGTTTGTTGTCGGGTTTATCCTCGTCGTCGTCCGGTTTGTCGGCTTCCTTCAAAACGGTTTTCAAACGGGAAATGCACCGACCGATCAACGCGGTTTGGGCCCGCGACAATCCGTCCGAACCCGATAGTTCGTCCAAATCCTCGATCACGTCTTTGAGCGCGGAAACGTTCCGGGCGGACAATACGCGGCCTGCTTTTTCGTTGATTTGGACCTCGATGTCGCGGCGGATCGGGGCGAACGCTTCGTCCAATGCGGCCAACGCTTTTTCGAATTCTTCGGGTAACGGATACCCGCCCGCCGTTACATCGACCGGTTGATCGAATTCGATTCGTTCGCCGTTGAACGTCGGACCGTCGACGGTTTTTGTTTCGTCGTCCGGTTCGGATTTTTCCGATTCCGTTTCGTCCGTTTCCGGTTCATCGTCCAACGTCGCCCCCGGAACAACGACCGGGCGTTGGTCGAAATAATGTTTGGCGTGCGCTTTGAACATGTCGGACGTCAATTTCCCGGCGGAAAACATTTCGACTTCCGCGTCGACATTGGACGGAACCGAAACCAACGAAACCTCCATGATTTCGAATTTGGTAATTTTGAACCCGGGAAATCCCTCGTATCCGGATTCCCGTTTCCGTTCCTCGAATTCCAGCGCCCGGAAACCATGCGATATACGCAACACGTCCGCTTCCAATAACGCGGCGGCGTCGCGGGTCAAATCGTTGACATCCAACAACGCGGTCGCGACCCGCAAAACGTCTTTCGTATGGTCGATGGTCGTCAACACTTTGCCCAACGGCAACGTATGGACATGTTGCCAAAGCAACGGGGCCCGGGGGTCCAACATCGCCCCTTCGGTGACCAGGATATCGGTATCCCGGTCTTCGCGCGGGGTCGTAACGACATGCTGGAACACCATCAGCGTATTTTCGGGGGCGGCGACTTTTTCCGGCAAAATATCGCCGAATTTTCCGTCCCGTCGTTTTTCGCCGACGATCGATTCCGCATCGCAAAAAACCAACGTCCCGGCGGCGCGTTTCAACAACGCATCGTCGCAATACCGCGCCATGGGGCCGCACGTATCGACGGCATGCCGGACGTAACGATCGGCCGTCGTAATCCCGTACCCGAACGATTCGCCGATCGTTCGGTTGGCAATGGCGGCCAATAATTCATTTTGATCCACGGTATTTTCCCTCGGTTTGATCGGTTCCGTTTACGACGCGACGTCGAACGTTATTTGCGGCGTCGGGACCGGGCGGCGCGGCGTTTCGCGCGGCGTTCGCGCGGGGTCAACGAATCGGCGTCCGTCGGTTCCGGTGCGGCGACTTTGCGAACGAAATTGGTCGCGCCAATCCGTGCGAAAACCGTTCCGGCCAATTTGGCGATCGCGATTTTGTCGGCGTCCGTACTGTCCGGATTGACCGATTCGATGAATTTCAAAATTCCGCGAACGTTGCCGGTCATTTGCGGACCGATCGCGGGCGCCAACGGCGCGCCGGGGCCGACGCCGATTTCCGCGCATTTGGCCTCTAACGCGTCGGCCAACCCTTCCAACTTTTGGACCGGCAACCAATTGATATAACCGGCGGCCCGTTCCAAATTGATTCGAACACCCATGATTTCCCCCTGGACAAATTACGGCCGCGTGCTGGACGATGCCGACGATTGCGATGTTGACGACGACGATTGCGACGTTACGGACGACGTCGACAATGACGATGTCGATTCGCCGCCTTCGGACGCGGACAACGTCGACGCGGATTGCGTTGAACCGGACGTCGTTGACCATGACGACAACGATTGCGACGATGTCGAACCGGTCGACAACGACGATTCGGATTGCGAACTGGTCGATTGCGAACTGGTCGACGCGGACGTCCACGAACGCGTCGATGTTGCGGACGTCAATTCGGATTGCGACGACGTCGACGCGGAGGTCCACGAACGCGTGGAAGTAAGCGACGACGATATCGACGACGCGGATTGCGATGTCGACGACGATGTCGAATACGACGACGACGTATGTGACGATTTGGACGATATTGACAACGACGCCGTTTGCGATGTTGACGTCGAACCGGATGTTACGGACGACGACGACGACGAATTGGTTAACGACGACGTCGACGACGTTACGTCGGTTTGCGACGATGGCGACGACGAATTGGTCGATTGCGACGATACGGATGTCGACGACGACGAATAGGTCAGCGACGACGATGTCGACGCGGACGTCCAACTGCGGGTCGACGTTGCGGACGTCGCGGTCGATTGGCTTGTTACGGACGACACGGACGACGTATCGGTTTGGCTTGACGACGAACTGGAATTCGAACTGGACGATGTCGAACCGGACGATGTCGACGCGCTGGTCAACGATCCGGACGTCGACGACGTCGATTGCGACGATGTCGACATGGACGTCCACGACCGGGTCGACGTTGCGGACGAACTGGACGAACTGGACGATTCCTCGACCGGAACAACGATCGATTGCGTTATGTTCGGAATCGGTAACGACGGCCGTTGCGGCAACCCCGGGGTCGGCAACGACGTATTGAATTTCAAAACCGCCGTCGGCGAATCGTACCCGTTGTACGTATCCGTCAAATGGATTTCGAATAATCCGTTGTCGTACAATTCAATCGTGAACGACGTCGCGCTACCCGCCAACGTTTGATCGGTTACCAAATCCCGGGGCAAAACCCCGACGTCCCAAACGGTAACGCGGCGCGAATCGTACGAACCGGCGGGTTCAAGCCGAAATGTTACTTCTTGCGACACAACCAATTCCCCCGGGATGTGGTTCACAAAAAAAACCCGGGCCCAATCGATGCGGATTTTTTCCGTTGATCGGGCCCGGGCTCATGGTTTCTAACCAATTCGCGCCGGTTATTGCGTAAATAATTACTCGGATTTTTCCGGTTCGTCAACCGGAATTTGTTGATCCGATGTTATTTGGACCGTCCGAACCCCCTTTGGGTCGATCTTTACCCGTATCCCAAACCACCCATTTTGCCGATCCGCCACGGCGACGTTGACGCGGGACATGAACGATTCGACGCCTTGGGCGACGGCGTCCAATTGTTTGGCAATTTCGCGATCCCGATCATTCGCCATCTAACAAACCCTCGGCAATCGCTTGAATTATGCCCGGATACGTCCCGGCGGCGGGCGGGGTTTTCGACGTCATTTTTTTAGCGTCCCACCATTGGCCGACCGGCGTATCCGGCGGATTGGCTGACAAATCCCGATGCCGTTGGACCAACCAACCGCACAAATCTTTGATTTTTCCCAATTCGTTCGGGGAATGCCGATAATCCCCGTTTCGATACCGATGGTGCAACCGCCGGGCGACCATCAACATATCCAACGTTTTCGGGGCCAAATCCAATTGGCCCCCCGACCGCCGCGCGTATCGGCCCAAAACCAACGCGACCCGGCGGGCGTTCAATTCGGCGATCAACCCCAACATGTCGGGCGACGAATAATCCATTAATCGTAATCCTCGTGAACCGCATGCCCTTCGTTGACCAAAACCCGACCGAAATCGTGCCATGTCCCGTCAACGAATCCTTCCAAATCGGCGATAAATCGCCGCCATTTCCCGCGTTTTTCCCGGTCCTTTTTGTCCTTGTATGTCCGGACCCGCAACCGGTCCGCCGATTTGACCAATTCGGCCAACCGGCGTTTCGCGTCGCGCCCGGCTTGCAACGTCGGGCGGCGGATTTCCCACGCGTCCATGGACGCCAACCGCAACCGTTCCCAACGCATGGAATAAAAGCCTTGGTCGACCAATACGTCGACCGTATCCCCGTCAACGACCCGACATTCGAAAATCGGGTATTCGCGGTATTCGCTGGTCGATTTCATTTTTTCCCCCGATTCCCAACCGGGTCGCCGTACGTCCGAAACAACGACGGCCCCGGCGGCCCCGAACCGCCGAAATTCCCGGTTTTTCGAATGCCGACTTGCCAATTGCAAAATTCGACAAAAATGTTGTACCAATACAACCGGACGAACGCGTCAACCGCCAACCGCAACCCGTCCGCGTTGCGTATTTTGCCCCAATCGTCAAAAACCATCAAACCGCCGGTTTTCAACAACGGCCAACAATTGACCGCGTCGGCCAATACGTCGTCGCCGTCATGCGACCCGTCGACGTAAATCAAATCGAAAAAATACGAATGTGTTTCGGCTAATCGCGGCAATACGACCGACGATTCGGCAAATTCAAATTCGCCCGAAACGTCCGGGTAATCCCGCCGCCAACGTTCCCAAACCGCATCGCCGACCGACCGGTTTTGTTCGGCCGTTTGTTTTTTGTACGCCGGGTACGCGTCGACCGCCAAACAATAACGCGGCCGCAAATGTTCGAAAATCGGAAACAACGATCCGCCCCGCCAAACGCCGATTTCCAAATACGCATCGACCGGCGGTTCGACATGGTCCCGGAAATTCCGCAACGGTTGCGGCCAACGTCCCATCGGTACCCCCGCTATTTTCGCATTGGGTCCGTCCAGCGTTCCGTCTGGAACGGTTCGGCGTTCATGCGCTGCATTATGGCCAAAACGTATACCTGCGATCCTGGGGCAATACGGCCGTCCTCCCATGCGACGGATTTGTCGAAATCGCCCAATTCGACAATTCGATACCCGTTGGTTTTGGCCAATGATTCAAACCATTCGGTCGAATATTTCCAATGACCATGTCGGCGGCACGTTCGCGTTTTGGGGACGGCATGGACGAAAAACCCGCCGGGCCGCGCGAAATTATGGGCGTTTTCGAAAACCCAACGTTGACCGGTCCGGACATGTTCGGACGTACCAAAATTGGTAACGAAATCCGCGCAACAATGCGGGACATCGGGCGCGGAAATCCTTTTCCCCAAATCCATGGGCAACGCGCCAGACATCCCGTTCAAATCGATTGAAATATGCCGAATCCCCAAAAACTCGAAATACGGTTTGGCGGATTGCAAACGGCGGGCCCCCTCGCCCGGGTCGAATTTCAACCGTTGGTTGCCGAATTCAACCATTGTTGCGCCCGCCAACGGTTGGCCGTACGCGGTAAACGCCCGGACCAACAAATCCCGACATCCATTCCGGTAGTGTATCGCCATGATTTCCCTATCGCGGACCGTTTTTGTTTGGGGTCGTCACATTTCGCATCGACATGGCTTCCAATAGGCCCGGGGCGTTCATCGCGTCCCCGATCGAATCGAAAAACCCGGGCGGGCGTCGGCTCACAAAACGCCCGACCCGGGCGAACCTAATTAGGAATCAAAATATTCGTTTTCTCGTCGGTCGAATATTCGGTCGCAATGCAACATTCGCCGTCGGTACGCAATAATTCCGCAAAATCAATTACGCGCAAATACGCGTGCCCGTTTCGGCCCCATTCGCGGCCCCATGAATTTTTGACCCGAAACAACCCGGTCGTCAAATTCAATCCGTTGATCACATACGCATGCCCGCCGATGTACGGCCCGTCGATCGACATTCGCGCGGTCCGGGCGTCGGGGCGCGACATGTCCATCGTCCACCATGTTCCGACGACGACCGGGCCGACTTCCAATACGGCCGCAATGACGTCGTCGACGTTTCGGGCCCATTGGTATTCGCCAACTAACCCCCAACGTTGCAAACATTTCGCGCCCGCGCGAACCGACGTTCCGTCGTAATCCTCGCCGGGCCATTTGTCGCAACGTTGGGCGGCATAGTACAAAACGCGCGGATCGACGACCGGGGCCGGAACGTCCCGATGCGTAATGGGGCCGTCTTCTAACCAATGGGTCCACGCATAGCCAACGCAATGGGGATTCGGGCCTTGGTCGCCCCACCATTGCGACGGGTTCCAATACCGTTTCGTTCGGGTCGTCCGCCGCGTTGTCGTCGCCAACCGAAACGGGTATTTCGCGTCACGTTTGTCCGGCAAATGCAACCGGCCGAACCGTCGTCCTTGGATCATCGCGTCCCTCCCCGGACTGCCATTCGCGACGGGCCGCCGGGTTCATGCCCAACAACCCGCCGCGATGTTTTAATTGTTTGACCGGGCCCAATATACACCCGATCAATAAACGATTTCAATGTCGCCTTCGGGCGGCAATCCCCAATCGACGACGTCCATTTGGAACCGGCCGACAATTTCGGCGAATAGGTAATTTTTCGCTTCGCCCAAATGCGGCGGGATCGTCCCGCCCATGTCCTCCAAAATCGACGCGGTTTCGTCGCCGATCAACCGGGCCAAATGCCGGACCGTTCGGTCGGACATGTTTTTCGGGCCGGACAACGTCCACGTCAATTCGTCGGAAATGGTCGCCGTAATTTCCGCATCGTTGACGCGGATTTTGGCCGTCGGTTTTTTACCGGATGGTGCCATCGAGAACCCCCACGATGAACTTGAAAAATTCCGGGTCGCGTTCCGCAAATCCGACCGGGTCTTCGTACAACAATTCGAACCCCATGGACAATACCTCGGTCGACCCGTGCGTATAATTTTTGCCGGTATAAAACGCCGAATTCGCGGCGCTACGTTCCGTATACGACGAATTCGACCCATATTCGGCATGGGGCGGGTACGTTTTGCCCGGTTTCCAATCCCGATCGAACGCCGCATGGAAATCGTCGTCGTTGCCGATTTCGTCTTGCGTATAACCGTATCCGGGGAAAACTTCCACCATTTTTCGATTGGACCGGCCCGATTTTTGGATGCGGTACCGTTTGAATTCGTTCGCTCGTTTTTCCAACCCCGGGACGCTGTTTTCCAATTGGTGCCCCATTTCGTGAACGTACGTCGAAATTTCGGCGTTCGTCGCGCAACTAATGCCGCGTTTCCGGGGGTCGTTCGGATAATGTTTTTCGACGGCCGACCATGCCCGGGCATGTTTCGACGCCGCATGGACCCGGACATGCTCGATTTTTTGCAACGTTTCCAAATTAAAATCTTTGCGGCGGGTCAACATCCGGCTCAAAAAATCCTTCGCTTTGCCGATCCGGGATTTTTGGTCTTTGCCAAATCGACCCATCGATCGTTTTTTGCCGCGTTTTTTCCAATTGGATAACGATTTGTCTCTGACTTGTTCGGGTTTAATTTCGATCCGTTCGGACGTTTTGACCCCCAACGCCCGGATCGCCATTTCGCGTTGTTTGTCGGCCAATTTGCCGCGCCGGGCTTCCAACCGCGTAATTTTACGACGGACCGCCGCCCGCGAATCATGTAATTCGCCGATTTGCCGATCCAACGCGGCAATTTTTTGGTTCAATTCCATTTGACGTTGCCGGGTTTCGTCGCTTATTTCATTGCCTGACAATTCTTCCGCAACGATAGCGTCAATTTCGGCCGATAACGCGTCCGCTTCCTCGGTCAACAAAAATATGTCATTCCCGACCGTTGCGTATTCCGACCGTAACGCGTTGACCCGTTTTTGATATCGGTGTTGGCGGTCGGCCATTTTGGTTTTTACCTCCATCATGGCCTTTTGTTTTCGGTCCAACCCCGGGTGCGTTGCGATGATATCCTTGGCTTCCATTTTGTCCAACGTCGCATGCGCCAATTCCGGTTCGCCGGTTTCGATGGCTTCGTTCATGGCGTCCATGACCAACGACGAAATTATTGTGCATTGGCAATTGCAACGTTCCCCGGCGGGCAACCGAACGTGCCCCGGGTACGGAATATTGACGCCCGCCAATTCGAACAACCCGTCGGGCGTGACCGTTTGTTGTCCGTCCATTGCCGCGTGCGTTGCCCGGGTCGTATTGCCCATGACCGAAACCCATTCCTTGCCGATCGGCAATCCGGTTTCGGACGCGGTTTGATCGATGCCCGTTTCATGGCCCGCGTTCATGGCCCCCGTCAATTCGGTCCGAACAACGTTCGTCGCCCGCGCCATCGAATACGATGTCCCCAACGCCGAATTGATCGCCCCGGCAATTCGCCGGACCGAATGCCCGTCGTTGATCCCGTCGGCCAACAAATCCAAAATTTGGTCGGCGGTCGTTTCGTCAACCGATGTCCAATACGGTTGTGCAAACGTTTCGTACAAAAACGATTCGGCCGATTGCCGAAACCATGCCGGGGCTTGCCCGATGGGGATATCCGGCGGGACGTCGATGTCCAATTGGGCGACGATGTCCTCGGCGGTCGTTTTGTCGCCGAATTGTTTTTCGGCATCGTTGACGGCGGCCAACAACGACAATTCGGAAAATACGCCGTCGGCGAACCCGGCGGCCAAATGCGGGGCGGTCGATTCGACCAAATCCTCGAACGCTTTATCGAAATCGAACGTTGCGGCGACCAATGCGGCCGCTTGGACCTCGGCGTTGTCGGGGTCCGGGTCCGGATTCATTTTGGCAATTTTCGCCGTACAATTTCGGATGCTCCGGCGAAAGTGTTGGGTCAACGCGTGACCCAACCTCCTTTCGATTTTGGCCGTGTTCTTTTGGACCATGGCGGCGATAAATTCGCGGCCCGATTCGAAACGCATGTTGGCGACGTCGGCGAATACGGGCGATTTCATGGCGTTCTGATACGCCGTTTCGGCGTCGTCCCCGTCGTCCGTATCGATGTCGTCGGGCGGCGGTTCCCCGTCCCCGGCGGGTTCGATTTCGTCGTCCGGTTCGTCGTCCGTCGGTTGTTCGTCCGGTTCGTCCGGCGTCGGATCAAACGGTTGCCAATCCGGGTTGCCGACCCCGCAAATCATGTCGGCCGTTTCCGCCGGTAATCGCAACGTCGCTTGCAACGTTGCCGACCCTTGTTCCGGCGAAACGTACCCGTTCGCGATTTTTTCCAGCAACGACGTAATGCCGTACAAACCGCCTTGTTCGGACAACAATTTCGACGGGCCGGATTCTTCCTCCACCTCGAGCGGCGGGATACCCAAAATTTCGGCCCGGAATTCGTCGGTTGTTACGTCCTCGTTTCGACGGGCCTCGGTCCAACGTTTCAAATCCAAATCGGGATCGGTCGGGACACATTCCTCGACCCAAACGGCGGTACGTTTATTTTCCTCGAACCATGGACCGACGAAATCGGTTGCCGTTTCGGACAACGCGGACCCGATCGGATTGACCGCGTTTCCGCAAAAATTCTTCTCGGCCTCGACCGCTTGGGCCCGGTTCCCGGCGGTAATTTCCCCGACGACGATCGGGTTGACCTTATAGGTCTGCATGATTCGTTTTTTGACGATTTCGGACGAACTCGGCCAATCCATTTCCTGCGGGGTATTATGCAATTTGTGGACCGATTCGATTAACCCGTCCAAAATCGCGGGGTCGCCCGCCGATACGGTTTGGTTCCAAATTTCGCGAATGGCCCGGATCATTTGCCGACGGGCCGCCCCGCCCATGACCGGCCGCCGATCGGATAACGTACCGTCGGCGCGTCGGACTTTGCCAACGGTAACGATCAAATTCGGATTGATCCCGCGTTCGAACATTTGTTCCTGCGATGATTGGATGTAATCATCGGTTCGGATCGCCCCCAACGCCGCGCGGACCGGCGAAAATGCCGACTTCAAATCCATCGGATCGGCGAAATAGGTTCGGGCGACGCTTTCGACCGGGATCGGTTGGGCGACCGCCATGTTGCCCAATTTGATTTTGTATCCGGTAAACAACCCGCCATCGTGTTCCGGTTCCAACCAATGGGTCGGGACCGCCCAAATTTCCGGTTCGCCCGCATCGCCAACGGACCCGATCCAATACGACTCGCCGGTCAATAGCAAATTGACGGCCGACAAATAAAAAAATTCGAACCCCTTTTGGACGGGATTCGGACGGGCGAACAAATCCAAAACCGGGTGCGATTCATACACTTCCAAATTTTGGGTGCCGATCGATTTCAAAATCGATTTCGGGATCGTTTCCCGGATGTACCGTGGCAACCCGGCTTTGCGGGTCGGGACGGTTCGTTCCTCGCCGGACGGATCGGGGTTCGGATCGGCGTTCGTAATTTCCCCGGCGCATATCGGTTGACCAGCCAACCGACAGGCGATCGCATCGACGCAAATGTACACCCAATTTCGAAAATACGCGTACGCTTCTTTATTGCGGGTGACCCGGGCCGACCCGACGTCGAATATACCGCCCCAGCCGCCCGCCGGACCGGCCAATTGGGCGCCAAGCCCGCCCCCGCTCGGCGCCCGTTTTTCCAATGCAATCATCGCGCGATTTTCGAACGAACGGACCAAATCGGTTTGACGTTCGCGCGTTTGACTATAGTTCGGCATCTCGGTTTACCTCTAACGGCATTTCCACCGAACGGGTTTTCGCGGCCGCCAACCGGGCGGTTTCCGCATTGATCCGTTCGCGTTCGCGGGTTTCCCAGGCTACCCACATCGCGTCCCGGGCGTTCAATATATCGTTTTCCGCCCGCAATTTGTCGATTTCAACCGTCAGCGACCGTTCCGATTCGGCCCGTTCGTCGCGATCCCGGCGGATTTCATTTTCCAACCGTACGTTCAACGCAACGACCCGTTCGTATGCGGTTTGCCAACGGCGCGCCTCCGCGATCGCCGATCGGTACCGACGACGTCGGCGGGTCCGACCACCAATCGCGGAAAGCGCAACCCCCAGGCGTGTCATTTGGCCCCGCCCCCCGCGTCCGTATCGCCGCCGAATAGGTTAACTTTCGGCGCGATGGGTTTTGCTTCTTGCATCGCCTCCAGCGGGGTCGGGGCATTTTGTAACTCGCGTTCCAAATCGTCCTTCAACAACCCCAAACATTTCGAAAAATCGCCGGTCGGAAAATTGTGCGTCGTCCGCGTCAATTTAACCAACCCCTCGTCGATCCGGAAAATGGCCGACAAATACGAATCGGATTTTTGGGCTTCGATCAACGACAATACGATCCGTTCGTGGACCTCCAAACCGTTTTGCCCGTCCATCATAACCAACGTCAAACCGACCGGGTCGCCGGTCGTCGGGCAAATAAACCAATGCGTACCGACCGGCGTTCGATGCTTGTATTCATGGATTTCCAAATCCGCATGTTGTCCGCCGCATGCCGCGCATTCCCGAATGGACAATTTCGATTCGCCGGTCGGCATCGGTTCGAATTCAACCGGCGGCGAATCGGGGATCGGCCCGGGTTGCGGTTCGACAATGACGTTTTCCCCTTTGGGTACCGGTTCGGTTCGGCTCATTTCGGGCGGCGGCGTCAAATTGATCTCCTTCGGCTGTTCCTCATTTTTTCGGTTGAATGGCATCGTTTCGCGTCCTTTCATCGTTCGAACTGTACTCGGATTCGTCCGGGAATTCTATGCGAATTACAACATTACGCGGCCCGGACCGGCTAATCGCGTCCAAAAAATGGCCCCGCAATTCCGCCGCCGCGTTATCAAATGCCCCCAATGTCCCCAAACGGACAATCGCGTCCCGATCGACCGACAATCGGGCAATTTCCACGGTACCCCCTCCGTCGGGCCGACACGGCCCGCGTTACCCCGATCACGAACCGCCCGACGGAAACCCCGTCGGTTGGATCGGAACGTTTCCGGAACCTGACGGGAACCCGTACGGAACCCCGCCGGAACGTTTCCGGAAATCCGGCGATACGACCGAACGAATACCGCCGTTGTCGTATATCCGGGTTTTGGTCCGTCGTTCATGTTCCTGCCGTTGTTCTTCGGATTGCGAAATGGTCCGTTGCAATTGCGGGGCGTCCGGCCGTTCCCCGTCGCGCGGAATGACCATTTTGCGGATTCGGGCATCGGCCCGGTGCATTTCCGCCCGCCAACCGGGACAAAGCCGGGGGTTCCACATGCGGCCGGTCGTTGCCGACCGATACGCGACCGCGTCCAACCGCCGGGCGTTCCAACACCAAAACCGGGCCAATTCCGAACGTTGCGTATACGACGCGGGCAACATTTCGACCAACGTCGCGCAATAATGGGCGTGCTCCATGGCAAACCATAACGTCGAATCATGCCCCGGGAAATTTTTTTCCCATGCGATCAATGTTCCGTTAACGTACGCCACCCACTCGTCGAATAAATACAACGGCTCGCGATCCCAATCGCCGCGCGACTGGACGAGGTACGTATTGAATGTCGTTCCCCGGTATTTGACCCGCGACGCTACAGCCCCGATCGTCAACGGGCGCGGTTCGGGGAACATTACGAATCGACCGCTGCCGACGTAAAAGCAATTGGACCCGCCCCCCGCGCCGTACCGTTGCCGCAACCGTGAGTTGATTCCGTGGGTGCATTCGTGTACATCCGTAATTAAATCGCCCCCGCGCATTTCCGGGGCATCGTTCAACGTCAACGTCGTCCGGTAAAATACCGGATCTTCCAAATGGGGTTCGGCGGCCGTTGTCGTATCATGCCCGCGCTGGACAATGCAACCCAACGCGACAACCAACGCCGCCAAACGCAAATTTTGCGATTTCATCGACCAAATCTCCGCGTCCATTCGTCAAATTTGAAATCGCGTCCTTGGCCGACAGTGTACCGCGTACCGCATCCAATCCAAACACGGGTTTTCAATCGTCGGCGTCGTCCATGCGTTGCCAGCGGCCGCCCTGGAACCGCCAATCGCGATCCTCGCCGTTCCGGATCTGTTCGTCGGTAAAATGCGGGCCGTTCGGGTCAACCCAACCGATCCCGGATTCGACCAATTCCCAACCCAACGCCCGGAAATCGTCGTCGGTCATATTTTCCCGGTCCGTATCATATTTGACCGCCGCCCGTCGGTATGCCGATTCGGCGGGCAATTCCGGTCGCCCGATTTCGATTACCGGCGGCCGATGGTCGGTCCGTTTGGCGTTGTACAATTCCAAATCCGCGTCGCTCATATCGCGGATTTCCCGGACCTTGCATTTGGGGCAAATCGACGACGTCCAATTTTCCTCGGTCGCAAACATCCGGCCGCATACCGAACATTCGACCTCGACGGTCGGGGCCGACAAATCCCGTTTGATCGAACATTCGGGGCAATCCGGCCAAAAATTAAAATACCGCCCGCAACGTTCGCATTTTTGCAACGGTTCGGTTTCCAACGGTTCCGGCGGTTCCCATGGAATGCGTTTTCGTTCGTTGGCCGCCCCCAAACAAAACCCGACCGCAAAAATTGTCGGGATTAAAATAACGGAATAAAATACGACCTCGCGGGTTTTCATCCTCCAACCTCCTGTTTTGAATGTCGCGAACCTCCCCGAACCTCAAAGATCGGCATCAACGTTTCGTTGCCGTTCGTCCGACAATGCCCGGGTTTCAAATAACGCGGGGCGATTATCATTGGGCGCCACGCGTTTTTTTTGCTGCTTGGCCGGTCAACGTTTGCCAACGGTCGACAATCACGTCGCAATATCCCGGGTCAATTTCAATCGCGAAACAAATCCGCCCCAATTGTTCCGCCGCAATCAACGTCGACCCGGACCCCGCAAACGGTTCAAAAACGGTCCGGGCCGTATGGTTCGCGATCGCCCGGGCAGGCAAACGAACCGGTTTTTGCGTGGGGTGGTAATCGTTCGACGGGTCGCGTTTTTCGTCCCAAACCGTCGATTCGGTCGGCGGCCCCGACCAACGCCAATTCGCCCCGGGGCGATTGAAATACAAAAACGTTTCGTATCGCGGTTTATACTGGGCATTCATTGCGGCATATTTTGCGTTTGTTTTATTCCAAATCAAAACCGCCCGGATTTGGCATTCGCAGTTTTTGACCGACTCGAATACAGGCAACGCATGAATTGGGGAAAAAAACATATACGAAGGGCCGTCGACAACGTCCATCGCAACCGGCAAAAATGCCGCAAAAATCGAATCGTCGCAATCGTTCGCCAGCCGCTCCCTTGTTCGTTTTTTATTCGAATTGCGTTCGTAATTCAAATACCCGCCGACATAATCGACCCCGTACGGCGGGTCGGTAAACATTATCTCGGCCGTCGTTCCGTCCAATACGGCCCGGACGTCGTCCCGGTTGGTCGAATCGCCGCACAACAATCGGTGCGAACCCAACGTCCAAATATCGCCCGGTTTCGCAATCGGAGCGTCGGGGACGGGCGGGGCGGCGTCTTCGATGATTTCGGGCGCCGGTTCCAATTCGATTTTTTCTTGTTCGGCCAACGACGAAATCAGTTCGGCGAACGCGTCCGATTCGGTTTCCGTTTCCCGCAATAACGATTCCAACTTTTCGGTTTCGACGCCCGCCATCGCTGCCAACGGGTCTTTCGTCGCCAACGCCTTATCGGCCTCGATCGGGTCAAAATCGGTCACGTTTACATCGATCGCTGCATCCGATCCATACCGTTCGGCCAAACAATGCGATCGCAATTCCCCGTCGATCAACATGAATTTGCCCGGGTAGTCCGGGTGCAGGAATACGTCCGGGAACCCGTACCAACCGATCTCGTCAACCGTCGCGTCGAACGCGGCCGTTTGTTCGTCGCCGTGGGTCCGGTAATTTTTCGGATTGTCGATAATGTCGGCAACCGATACGCGGCGAATCCCCTTATTCCGGATCGTCAATCCGTCCGGCGTTGGTTTCTTTTTTGCCATTCAATCACCTCAATCGTTGTCGCGGGTCCGGCGACGTCCCGCATGAATTCCGGCAATTCGTCGACCTCGTCGTCGGAAAACGGCGTCCGTTCTTCGGCCAAATGTTCCGGATCGCCGGACGCCAATATTTCGTCGATCGGCATCGTTACGCCCCCCGCCGCCAATTTATTAAACGCCCCGGACGATCCGTCGACCTGATCCTTGTATTTTCCGGTCGGAAACGATGTCAATTCGTCCAAATAATCCCGGTTCCATGACCCCCGGACGATTTTGACGTTTCCGGCTTCGCATTGGGCGGCGAACGGTAACGATCGGGCGACTTTGTCGCCGGTCGGCCGGTCCAAATAAACCGGGAAACCCCGTAATTGTTTGACCGATATTTCGCCAGATTCCTTGCCGCCCGAACCGCCCTCGCTTTCCAACCATTGTTCGACCGTATTTGCGAATTCGTCCGCGTCCATGGTCGCGGTTGCTTTTATCATTAGGTTCCGTTTATGCGGCGATACTTGGCGGCGTTCGACATGTTCGACGTAAAATACCCCCGTTTCGGTCGCCAACGACATCCGGACCCCGGCGGAATACGCCCCGCCGCCCTCGGTCGAATTGTGGACCAATACGCCATTTGCGAAAAATTCGGGCGGACCGTCAACCGTCAAGTCGTAAACGGGAACGTTGTTCGCGAACCCTGCGATTTCGGCTATTTGCCGCACATCGCGAACCGCAAAATTTTGCGGTTGGGCAACCGGACGTATAATCGGCCCCGCATTCCTCGCATTGGCGAACAATCCGGCGGCGGCGGGCGGCGGCGGCAATCGACGCGACCCGTACCTTTTCGACAACGTCCGGTTGCCGCATTTTGTCCGCATGTTTTGCGCGATGATCGGCCGACGATACCGCTTGCAAATTGTCGACCGCGTTGTTGTCCCAATTGCCATCGACATGGTCGATGTGGAATCCGTCCGGAATGGGGCCGTTTGCCGATTCCCAAATGTCTCGATGCAATGACCGGTACCGATACCGTTTTGCGATCGCGTCCCATTCGTTGCAATAATAATATCGACCGCCGGGTTTTCGCGCGTAACGCCGACCATTAAAAATGATCGAATCGGAATTTGTCGGCCGCCGTGGCATTGATCCGTTCCCGTCAATTGGCCCATTTGGACCCAACCCCGATTGTATGTCCAAAACAAATGATCGCCGGTTCCGGCAACTACGCCGGACGGAAATTCGGCAACCGTCAAGCGATCGACGTATTTCGTTATGCCAGCCCATTTGACCGGATAAAACCCGAACCGGGTCCGGACAAAATCCCCGACAATAATTTCGTCTATCCTAACCGGGCCCCGAGACGTGTCAACGAGGGTCGAACCCAATACGCACGCCTTGTCCCAATATCGGACCCGCCGGGCGTTGACCGGGGACGCGTCGACAATTTCGAACCAATCCAAATGGAATAATTCGCCGCCCATGGGCGCCGGGCGTTGTTGCAATTGACCGGCCGCCCGTAACGTCCCCAAATCCGTTTCCAATTCGGAAACCGCCCCCTCGCCGAACGCCCCTTCCCATAGCAATTCGCCCGGTTCCCGGGGATCGGTCCAACCTAACGGGGTCGGGTCCATGCGGTCGGGTTCGGCCCGCATCGGCAAACAAATGTGGACCCATCGTTTTTCGGCGTCGTTTTCCAAAATATGCCCCGACAAATCGTCCTCGTGCAATCGTTGCATGATGACAATACGCCGGACGCCCCGGACTTTACCGCGCGACGAAATCGTCCCGTCCCAATATCGAATCGCGGCTTGCCGTTCGGTTTCCGATTCGGCTTCCTTCACCTTGTGCGGATCGTCGCAAATGACCACATCCGGATGTTCGCCCGTCCCCCGACCGCCGACCGATGTTGCGATCCGCCAACCGCGTTTGTCGTTTTCGAATTTCGTTTTTTCGTTTTGGTCCCCGGTCAATTTGAACCGGTCGCCCCAACGTCGCCGGTACCAATCGGATTGGATGATTTGACGGCATCGCATCGAATCCCGGGTCGACAACGATTGTTCGTACGACGTACATAGAAAACGCAACGACGGGTTGTGAATCCATGCCCACGACGGGAAAAATACCGACGTTGCCAACGATTTCATGCACCCGGGGGGAATGTTCATCAACAAATTGTTGATCGGCCCGTTGCGATTCAACGTCGCTTCCAAATGGGCGGCGATCGCGTCGATATGCCACCCGTCGATGAATTCGACGTCAGGTTCGACGACATGCCATGCTTGGCGGATAAATTCGGCCAATGACGCCTCGGCCGCCATTTTGTCGGACCATTCCTCGGGCGTCAGGGACGACAAGGAACCGGCCGCTGGCATGCCCATATTTTGGGCCAATTCATCGACCGCGTCGTCCGGCAAATCCCCGGATTCCAACATCGCGACAAATTGGTCCAATTCCGCGTCGGTCAATTTTGACAATGACGTCGCCATACGGCAAAATTCCGAAATGATATTGCGCCCAATTCGCGGATTTCCCGGATACTACGTCGCCCGGAACGGGACCATTTGGTCGACCCGTTGCCCCGGGCATCGCCGAAAATCCGTACCCCCAAAACCAATACGACCGACCGTTACAAATGGCGGGTATTTGCAAGTTCGGCTATGCGGAGGCCGCGACGACGCCCGCCGGTATATTCATCATTTAGTGCTTGAAACATGGGTCGGACCCCGCCCCGACGGAATGGTCGCGTGCCATGACGACGGAAACCCCCGGAATAACGACCTCGCGAATTTGCGTTGGGATACCCCCAAAAACAACGAACGCGACAAGGTCGCCCATGGGCGGTCCAATCGCGGCGTTCGCGGGTCGTCCGCAAAATTGACCGAAACCGACGTCCGGGAAATCCGCCGCCGGGCCGACGCGGGCGAACCGCTTGCGACGATCGCCGCCGATTACCCGGTTTCCGCCCGGGCGGTCGGCCAAATCGCAAAACGTACGACATGGCGTTGGCTTGCGTAATCAACGCCACGGTCGGATGAACGCGGCCGCAATCATGCAAAACGCGCCAAGCGCCCCGATTACAAAACCGAAAATCAACCACAACCACCAAGGCATTGAAACGCCCCTATTCCGAAATCGTTATTCGCCCGATTCATCGTCGGACGCTAATTCCTTCCACGTTTGCTTTTCTTCGTCGTCGATCGCCGAAATACATTCCGGGCAAATCCAGCGTTCCCGATACATCCCAACACCGATACGCGTCGTCACTTGCAACCATGCGGCCAACAACGCCGACCGGGTATCCGGAAATTCAGCGTGGGAATATTGGCAAAAATCGCATACAATCATTTAATTTTTCCCGTTCGGTCCACGTATCCGCCGTTTTTTCATTTCGGCCCCGACGGCCGACAAAATAGCGGTCCGCTGTTCATCGCTACCGACCGCATGCGCGACATGTTCGACCTGGATTTTGTCCGGAATACCCTTCAATTCGTCGCCTTGGTTTTGGGATTCGGCGACCAAATAACAACGGGTCGCCGCGACAATTACCCGGGCGTTGTCCGATTCCAATCCGGCCCGCGCGACTTTGGCCAACAACGCGTCTTTGATGTCCGGGCGGGTATTCCAACGTTTCCGGGCCGCCCGTTCGATCATTCGCAAATCGGACCGCGTCGTTTTCCCCCGGGATTCGTCCAACGGGGCCGGTTCGGCCGCATTGTCCCCCTGCCCCCCATCGGCGCCGTTCGCTGGCGGTTTGGTTGCCGCCTTTTTCGGTCGCCCGCGTTTGCGTTTGGTCGGGGTGGTCTTTTTCGATGTCGCGTTTTTGGTCGTCGCCGTTTTTCGTTTCGTCGGTTTTCGTTTCGCGGGCTTCCGCCGCGTCGTTTTTCGTTTTGCCATGACATCCCCCCAGGCATTGAACGGATGCGGGCATTATAGCACGAAAACGGGGAACAATCGGAAGCCCGATCATTCCCCGTTCGGCATAACGCTCCCCTCGCATGGATGTAGCGCGGCCGATTAAACCAAAAACCCGGGTCCGCGTCAATTCAATTCGTACGCGTTGTATCCGTCCAAATCCCCGTCGTCGTTGCAATATTCCTCGTTCAACCGGTTCGCGATGTATTGCCCAACGTCGTTCGATATGTCGGCGATCCGTTTCAAATCGTCGAACGTCGGGGCGATCGGTCCGCGCATCGCCCAAACCGCCGCCATGACGAACCCCGCGATTTGCCCGCAATTGTCCGGGTCGACGTCCATCATTTCCGGGGATAACGCGGGCAACAACATTTTCAACTGTTGGAACCGGGCGATTTGAAAATCGATTTCCTCTTGGCTGAATTGTTGAAATGGGCACTTTGGGGCCATTTGGCGGATATGGTCGCAATACGCGTCGATCAATTCGTCGATGTTCATCTGGTTTCTTTACCCTTGAAATTCAACTTGGGACGGCAAACGCCGATATAAAACGATTCCGCAAAATCCAAATCGCCCGGCGGGAATTCCAAAAACGACAACCGACATTCCGGGGCGATCCGGTCATGGGATAAATTCGCCCGGGACCACATATTTTTCGATTGACCGACGTATTCGTGGAATTTTATGTCAACCCTCCAACGGATCGACGCCCGCCGGGACCAATTCCGCGTCGGGGTCTGGTTTTTTCAATGGCGGCAATTCGTCCCGGACCCATTGGGAAACAATCGACGTTCCGTTGTCCATGACAAACATTCGCATAGGCGTACCGTCGCGTTTTTTCCCGCCGCATGCCAGTTTGATCCGGTCGGCCCGGACGTTGACGAACGACGCGTC